TAACAATTGCAATCTTGTTCCTGAAATAGCTTGTGGAGCTATTGTCATTTGGTAAAGGATGTCTCCTGGATTGTTGCCTGGACCAACTGTAATGATCCCAATTTGCTCTTTCCCAACCATCGTTGCCGTATTTCTAGTTGCCGATTTCTGGCGAGGTCCCGAAATACCCCTAGGCACAGTAGTGACAGCCAAGGGCATGAGGCTAAGACGACGGCCACCAACGCGCGGACCTGCGTTAGTTCGAGGGCTAGCACGAGGGCGACGAGCGCTAAGATGTGTAAGACTACGAGGACCGCGAGGACGAGAAGGTCTACCTCTCCGCACGGCTGCGTATCTACGTCTAGGTCCGGCTCTAGCCGGCCTGTTTCTTCCATTTCTGTATTGTGGCATAAGTTGCTGTTGTAATACCCTTTTTATAGCTGGTATATCTCTTTCCTTTGAATACTGCACTAACTTCGACACAGTATCGGGTTTTAAGTTTTCTAGTGCTTCTTTGACCTGGGGTTTGTTGTAGCTCCTGTCTAACACGCCCAAGTACCTTAATACTCCTTGTGCTCCAATACCAAGGAATGTTAAAAACCCTTTTACGCCTCCGAACTTCAGTGCACGCTTGGCAAGTTGGAAGTCGACGTATGCGAGATGATCGCCGAAGTGGTATCCTATATCGTGATCTTGACACCCGTGGTCAAGTTCGTCCTTTGGTAATGTTTTGAATTCTTTGACTGAAGGTTGATATTTACCGTCAGACCAGCCTGGACCGCAGTTGTTCTCGTACCACTGAAAATCCGTAGTTATTACAAGCCTGGTGCTTTGGTGGCTAGGCGCAGCACACTCTCTTCCGGTCCAAAAATTCTGCGCAAATGCCATATCTGGTAAGAAAGGAACGCGCGTATCGCGATAAATAAAGTCGAGAAGATATTCATCTCCTTGGTCTAACTCTATGTCTTGTATTTCTATGACAGAGTTACCAGAGCCCGTGGCCCAACGAATCCCATAGGTTTTATCATAAATTCTACTCATGTGTCTAGCGAATTCTCTAATCCACTCAAATAATGCTCCACTTTCGTCAACAAAAGTGCTCAAAAGCAATAAAGACACGATACTACTGTACCTCTCTATGGGAGTCATGCTTCCATGCTGCTTTATCATAAGACCAGCTCTAATGCGATCCGGATTGTATGAAGGGACGTACATGCCATATGATTGTTTTATGGTGGCTCCTAGGAAAGTCAATCCTACAAAAGTGTCCTGCACTTTGTCGTCCTCTTCTTTCAGCTGGAATCCGCAGCGTAAGAAAAACTCGCGGCGGCGCTGGAATTCCGCGAGAAACTTGTATTTTGGGTGGGTTGTTGAAATTTTATCATCTGCATATGCTTTAGGGAACATAATTGTTAATAGATGACGCCAACTTTGAACTCTACCTCCTCTAGATTGTATATTAAATAGAGCATAAGCCCAATCAATAAGTATGTTCGCAATTGTGTTATCCGTAGTAGTATTCGGATCTCCACTAAACATTGCTCCACCCGTAATATGAAGCACTTGGCCCCATGGCGTCAGTAAATACCCATATATACATTTTTGGTAAAACCATGATAACCGACGCTCATATTCTTCCGGTGTAATATTCGTTTTAGTACGTCTATAGCACGCCACCCGAAGGCGTAAGCAGTACTCTCTAATTTTTGCTCTGTAAAATTTGTCCCATTTTCGGACATCTTGCGTGAACTTGGAACCGCCAAGGTCCATCCGACGTAACATTGTATCTAATCCACCTCTCTGCATCACTGTCCCGACAGCGATGGGAGTATCCTCCCAATGTTCATGAATCGACTCATTGAAGGATTGGCACAATCTCATGCCATTGCCAAGAAAATTGACTGGTGGAATTTCAAAAACTCGAATGTCGTCAGTATTGATCTTTTCCATGGGAAGAATTTCTCCTTTTCCCGACATTTTCCATAAAGGTGTGCTATCCAGCACATGGGCGAAGTTCCAATGATCATCTAGATCTGTTCTACCTGAAATAGTTGTCAAATACTGTAATTTCTGTTTCCATTTGCGGCCCATCAGGGCACCTGTTGAGGATCTAAGTTTCCAATCAACTTCTTCCTCTTCTTTGACAATAGAATAAATTTTCAAGTCTGCAAACATTTCCTCTAGGTAGTTATAAGCCTGCTCTATCTCCCGCTGTGGGAAATTAGGTAGCTCTACAGGTTGATCAAACAACCTTACTGCCTTCTCCAAATTCCTAAAATTAGACCCAGCATACCCAAATTCTTTTTGTATGGGAAGGGGCCAGGGATTGGAACGTTCATACCGAATAAACTCTGCATCCAACTTAGTTCTATTTGTAGGTTGCTCCGATTGTGGACCGCCGTACTCGCGTTTCAAAAATCCCACATGAACGAGCGAACCTTTTAGTGTTGAGGGGTCTATGTAGTAACTATAGGGAGGACTCTGAACCAAAGAGTCCATCCACCCCCCCCACTCCAGGGGCAAAAGCCCCTGAGTGGGGCCCTCTAGTTTAAAGGAAGATCGCCAGTGAGACGCTCAACGTCCTCACTGGAGAACAGGTAAAACCTGTTCGGTTCTCGATTATCCGGGCGGTCCGTTTGTGGACCCCTATTATGTACACCAGGACATCTATTATCTTGTGTGCGGAGTGGGCAGCCTGAATACCCAATAAACGATTCTGCGTAATGCTCACCGCGTCCATTTGCCAATCCAGAAGCTTTCCTAAACTTCTTATCTTTCTCGGTGGCGACACCTTTCACAGCTACTGTTAGCTCATCGTCTGGTTTAAGAACGAAAGGTTTCAGAGATTTTTCGCCAACCATCAAAAACTTTGGTAGTGATGTAAAAACCAAATCTTTGTCATCATCTGAATAGAGAACCTTCACTTTCTCAGTGTGAAGTGGAGCCGGATTTGGAGATTGAAATTTTCCAATTAGCACTTCAGATCCAACCTGTGGATCATCATAATGTTTACAAGTGACTAAGTACTTTCCAACCTTTCCAATCTGTTTATAATAATCTCCATTTGGCCTACAAACGCCATAATAAATTTCTCCATCAGAATCAAACCCCATTGAACCGAGCTGTGGGGCTTCTCTCCTCGTCTCAGCTATTTTTGGCAATTGTCCATATCCAATTTGATCACGTTTCTCTTCCCTCAATTTATTCAACTGAGTGCGCAAAGCTTTTGATACATATATTTGTTTTTGTTTAGAATCTGTGATGTTGGAAGGGACTTGAACGAACTGCGGTTTATGTCCAAGTGCAGTAATCTCTCCTCTGATTGAATCAATTTGTTGTCTAAGAGTAGGTTTAGTAGGAATATTAGGTAATTTTGATTCTAACCCTAATTCTGTTTTGGTGTAATCCCGCAACATAGCCACCTCTTCCTTGGCCAATTGCTTACCCTGCACAAATTTCTCCCTAATTCTTTGTATTGTTGTCTTAATAAAACCCTTTGGTTGTGCTGGTAATTCATCTACTCCATAAAACTTATCTTTGTTCAATTCAAATAATTCCTCCTCAGTGTCGGCAGGTATCCATTCTTCTGCTTCGACAGTGGCATTAACCATATCCGAGAGCTGGGCCTGAGTAATTTCCAATTGTCTCTCCAGAGCAGCCATCTGCTCTGCCACATGTTGTTCCCGCTTCTTGTGGTTTTCAGTCACATTAACTAACTGGGTTTTAAGTTGGTCCAATGCTTTTTCTTGTCTTTGTTTCTTTGCATTCAAATTTGCTACTTGGGTTTCAACTTCTCTCTTGAGTTTTTCCAAAAGGGCAGGTGGGATCTTTAGAGCTTCGTCCCTAAACCTATGATGTCCTTTACTATAATATTGATCATCATCTCGAGCAGCTAATTCATCTTGCCACTCTATCATAGCCCTTGTCATTGCCTGTGTGGGTGCCAACCCCCCATGGGTTACTAAATCTGCAGCACGATCGGAAATAAGGTCGAAATCCTTATTGAACTGATGTTCATCAAAATATCCAAATCGTTCAGCATGGCCCCTAAATCCTTTTCGATTCTTCCTCTGCCTTCGTCCTCCAGAATCACCACTCTTAAAATAAGCGGTCCACTCTTCAGGATCAAATAAGTCAAAGGACTCTCCTTTCTGAATTTGAAAAGACTCTTTTTGTTGAAATTTAACCTTATCAGATTTCAAATCAACCATGTAAAAGTATAACATGCCAAGTGCAACTCCTAACAATACAACCACTAAGGTTTCTTGTTCTTCTTTCTTTAATGAGCTCCAAAACTTGACAAATTTCTTATATGTCTTTTCTGCTACAAATGCGGCAATAATTCCCAACGCCACTCGTTCCAAAATCTCCCACAATCCAGTGGTAAGAATGTTTGAAATAAAGCCCCCTATCATGGATGCTTCAGGTTGGGCCATTTCTGTAAATGGTGTAGCTTCTTTTGTGTAATCATATCCAATGCCACGGGTGTCTTTTGGTTTTCTACTTCCTTCTGGGAAAACACCCTTCCCGTCATCATCGCGTTTCTTCTTAAGTGCAATCTCGCCACTTTTCTTTGTTTCGCGGAATTCTTTCATCTCAATAAACTTTTCAACTTGTTCATCTGAGGGCTCACCGGATAAAGTGTAAACCCCCCCTCCAAAGGTGACTTGCTTTGGATTAATAGTTTTGAGGACCCAATTCTCCGTGGGAATTTGCTTCTGATATACCGTACCATCACGCCCGACCACGACATCGGGGTCACCTGGAGTTGCTGGTCCAACCAGCTCATAAATGCTCCCTTTGTGACTAATATTTTTTGGTAGGATTGTGTCGTCCTTTGGTTGAAATAAGGAGGTTACTTTGTGTACCCCCGAAACGACAGCGGAGAATATCATTTTGACCCATGTTGCGTTCTTTATTATTCCCATCACCGTTCCTGCTCCAGTGGTCGCACAGGCCACTCCGAGTGCAGCGATAAACGCAGTGAACAATAGGTCGATTGATGCCGAATCTAGTGACGCCTCTCTCTTGGCGTATCTTTGCTTTTGCAGTTTTCTCCATTCTTTATATTTAAAAACCTGACGTATGATTAGGTAGGCAGCTGAAGCTATGGCCAGAACCTTGAAAGGATCAGCCGTCCAAGCATCTCTAACGATCTTCGGAACAGCTCGTACTCGCTTCCAAAACATAAGTAAAACCAACTTGGAACGTAGCCAAGCATTACCAATGAGTAATGCCAACCCGCCAGGAAGAAGAGAAAGGGTAATACCAAGAGGAGTGCTGAGCCACCAAGCGGTTGTCGCAAGGCCACCCCCAGCCACCCCAGTCTTAATAAATGTAATCCAAGGAACAAAAACACTGGCACCGAAACTGGTAATAGCAGTGCCAAGAGCTTCCAACCCAATGAAAATCTCTGTTGCAGGGACAACATTGTACCCGATAATAGTGCCTGCAAAAGTAGCATACAGGATAAGGAAAAAACTGTAGCTGACCATCTTGGCATGCGTTGTAACGTAAGACTATAGAAGCTTGACGATAAATGTGATAAACTTATTCAAACTCTCCGAACTCGTGAGGCCCAGAGT